CCTCCTCCCTCACCCACTCGTTGACCTCCATCAGCTTGGCCTGCAGCGGCAGGATTTCATGCTCATAGAACACTTCCGCCGCTTTCGACACATCACCAAAGCCACCCGTATTGCTGGGGATCACACCCAGCAGCTGCGGCGGTACCCGGTGAGCTGCAAGCACATCATCCCGCGTCACATTCTTGATACCCAGGAATTCATCCTTTGCCGCCACTTCGCTGATCGGAATCAGCTGTATGCCGTCCTTCTTGCCATTCGGCACATGCATGAACAGATTGCGGAAGTTGCCCGGCCCCTTGCTATCACGCAATGCCTTGCGGAGCGCGTTGACATCCTCTTCCTTCGCCGCCGGATCGGACATATACAGGATGAAACCAGCATGGCTGCCGTTCTGGTAATACTTGCGGCGGAACAGTGTGGCCGACTCATTCAACCAGGCCGACTGCAACGCGGCCAAGTATTCCGGCAGGCCGTAGACTTCCTGATTAATGTCATGCTCCATCAGGTGGAACACTTCGCCCAGCGGCTGCCCTTGGTCATAGCCCGGCACCCACCAGTAGCTGGACAGATCAATCCCGCGCCGCACGTACTTGGCCAGTGCTGGCTGCAGCGTCAACACACCGCCCAGCCGGTTTTTGCGCGCTTCCAGGTAGGCATTGCCGAATATCAGGAAATCAAACACCCAGCGCGAAAAGTCGCTGCGGCTCAACAGCCGGTGCGGCTGGAAGGACTTCACCAGCAAATTGCGCTTGATGGTCAGCGCGCTGGCGTGGTGGACACTGGCATGCCGGCTGCGCGCCAACCCTTCCCAGCTGATCGGCGGTTCATACCAACGGCCATTGCCGACGCACTCCAGGTATTCCAGAATTTCGCGCCGGTCCATCACTGGGGTGGGGTCGCCAAAGGTAAACGCCTGCACATCGCCGGCAGCGGGTTTTGTATCGTGGGTGTCGGTCATCAGTAAATTTCCAAAAAGCCGGAATTGGCAGCGGTCGTGCCTTCCAGTGGTTCATGAGACAGGGCGTGCATGGTTGCCCATGCCAGGTCGGCGTGGCTGGTTTCTACGGAGCGGCCTGCGGTGAATGTCATGCGGCTGCCGCCAGCGGTGACGGTTTTCTTGATAGCGAGGAAAGACGCAGCAATGTCATTGCTACCGGCATCAAACTCAAGGCGTCCGTTGTTGATCACGTCCATGGCTTTCAGGACCAACTGGGTTTTCACTTCCGGGCTGTACTGGAAGCCAACGGCATCAGGGCGGAACTGTTTTACCAGTTGGAAGACACCGGAGCCGATACCGGTTGCATCAATGCCGATGAATTCAACGTGATAGCGCTCGCACTGCTTGCGGATGAAGTCAGCCTGGTCGGCAAAGTCCATGCCCTTGAACTGGGCGCGCTCCAGAATACGAAATTTGCCACCCGGCACTGCTGGCGGGGCCAGCACCACGATGGCGGCATTGTCGCCGGTATAGCTGGGGTCATAACCAAGCCACACCGGGCGATTGCCGAAGGGCCGCAGCGCGAAGGGTTTGAAATCGTCCCAGCTCTCCCAGGCATCGACCATGCAGCGCTGCAGCTGCTGAAAGCTGAACACAGACGCGCCGTCATCAATGAACTGGCAGTAGAACAACTGCAGCAGTTCTTCCGGGCTGTACTCCAGCCGCAGCTGCTCCAGGTCGAACAGATCACAGCCGCCGGCCAGCGCGTCTTCAATCGTGACAATCTGCCGCCACTGACCATCTGCACAGCGCATGCCATTAGCTAGCGCCTTGTGGCTGACATCTAGCCGAATGTGGTCCTTCTTCGCCCTGCCCTTGTTGAAATGCTCACCGGTCCACACCGGATAGGCTTCATGCGACATGGCCGAGGGCGTGGAAAAGTAGGTTTGCCGATACCGCTTCTGGCTGGCCATGCCGGACGCCAGCTTGCGCAGCTCCTTGTAGCGCGGAATCCAGAAATACTCGTCCAGGTACAGGTTGCCGTGGCGGCCCTGCGCGGTGCGGCTGTTGGTGCCAAGGAAATTCAACTCTGCACCGTTCGGCAGCTTGATCACCTCGCCCTTTAGCTCTACATCGGCCTCCTGTTTGGCAAAGTCCACGATATAGCTGCGGAACTGGTGCGCCTGCGCCTTACTAGCCGACAGAAAAATCTGATTACGCCCGGTCTGCAGCGCGTCAATGAAGGCTTCATGGGCGAAATAGTAGGTAGCACCAATCTGGCGGCTTTTCAGGATATTGCGGATGCGCTCGGTTTCGCCGGCCCGGTACCAGTGGCGCTGATAGCCAAACATGCGCTCTTGGAACGCGGCCACCAGCTTGATCTGCTGTTCTTCGCTGATCGCATTCTGTTCCGGCTTCTGCCGTGGCCCGGCATTGCGCTTGGCCACGTTCGGATTCAGATCCGCTTCATTGCCGCCATTGCGGTATTTGCGCACCCGCTCGGTGCGCTCCATCAGCCGGCCTAGCGCATCAAGTTCCTTGTATTCGCCATTGCCCTTATTGGGCATGGCCACCAGCTGGATGATGCGCGCCTCAAGTGCTGCATCCACCCGGTCAAGCGGTGTGCAGTCGTCCCATTTGTCGCGCTTTTTCCAGCTGTGCAGGGTGGCAGGCTTGATGTCCAGCTGTTCGCCAATGCGCGAAATCCGCCAGCCCTGGTGATATAGGGAGCGGGCAACCCGGCGCGGGTCCAGGTCTATCGGTGTCGGGGAAATAGTGTCCATGCCGGGCAGCATGCCGCCCATGCGCGTGCCATTCACTGCCGGGGAGTTGTGCCAGAAGGCCACACAACAGGGATTGATTGAGGCAGGCCAAAGCCCCCCGCATCCTGTGCGCATCGCACCGACAACACGTCACGACGAACCAGCACAAGGACAAACCGGAACATGGCAAAAGCTAAGAAATTCATTGTAGCAACTGAGGGGGCAACCTGCGACGGTCGCACTATCAGCCGCATCGATATCGAGCAGATGGCAAAGAACTATGACCCCAAGGTATATGGCGCTCGGGTCAATCTGGAACACATCAAGGGCATCCTGCCGGACGGTCCGTTCAAACGCTATGGCGACGTGCTGGAACTGAGTGAAGACGTAGTAGATGGGAAAAAGCGCCTGTTTGCCGTCATCGACCCGATTGATGAGCTGGTGGCAATGAACAAGGCCCGGCAAAAGGTTTACACCTCCATCGAAATCAACCCGAATTTTGCTGATACCGGCGAAGCCTATCTGGTTGGCCTCGCCGTCACCGATGACCCGGCCAGCCTGGGTACCGAAATGCTGCAGTTTGCCGCCAAGGCTCACACCAACCCGCTGGCCAGCCGCAAGAGCCACCCCGGCAACCTGTTTACCGAAGCCATCGAATTCACCCTGGAACTGGAAGACGACACCGGCCCGTCCCTGTTCTCCCGCATCAAGGAACTGCTGTCCGTCAAGGGTAAAACCGATGATGCCAAGTTTGCTGACCAGTCTGCCGCCATCGAGGTGCTGGCCACCAATCAGCGCGAACTGCAAGAAAACATCACCGCCCTGAATTCCCTGCAGAAAACCGTGGAAGAACAGGAAGCCGCCATCAGTGCCCTGTCTGAAAAGCACAAAGACATCGTCACCAAGCTGTCGGCAGAACCCGCCAGCACGGCCCGTCAGGCGGCAACTGGCGGCAACGCCGAAGCCGTAACCGACTGCTAACCCATTGAGGCCAGGGCAGCCCCCTGACCAAACCAGATAATTGAACCGGAGCCACCATGCGCAACGAAACCCGCCCGAAGTACGAAGCCTTTGCCGCCGCCATCGCCAGCCTGAACGGCGTCAGTGATGCCACCAAATCTTTCAGCGTCAGCCCGTCTGTTCAGCAGACGCTGGAAACCCGCATTCAGCAGAACAGCGAGTTCCTGAGCAAAATCAATATGGTCCCGGTGCAGGATCAGGAAGGCGAAAAGCTGGGCCTGGGCGTCATCGGTACTATTGCAGGCCGTTCGGCTGGTCAGCGCAGCCCGCGTTCGCTGGCAGACCTGACTTCCGGTCGTTACCGCTGCGTGCAAACCAACTTTGACAGCGGCATCCCTTATGCCCAGCTGGATGCCTGGGCCAAGTTCAAGGATTTCCAGACCAAGCTGCGCGACATCATCATCAAGCAGCAGGCGCTGGATCGCATGATGATCGGTTTCAATGGCGTATCCGTTGCCACCACCACTGACCGCGAGGCTAACCCGCTGCTGCAGGATGTGAACAAGGGCTGGCTGCAGCAGTACCGCGAAAACGCACCCGAGCGCGTGATGAAGGAAGTAAAAAAG